CAGTTGCGACTGAAGGATGATAATCCCCGGTTTATCCGGGATAAGAAGTTCCGTGAACTGGTGAAGTCAATCAAGGACTTTCCGCAGATGATGGAAATCCGACCCATCGTAGTAGATGATACGATGGAAGTCCTTGGTGGCAATCAGCGGTTGAAGGCCGTCATGCAACTTGGATGGAAAGACGTTTGGGTTGTCAAGGCCAGCGAACTGAATGAAAAGCAGAAGCGAGAGTTTGTCATCAAGGATAATGTTTCGTTCGGAGAATGGCACGTAGGCAAGTTAGCCGATGAATGGAGTGATGTGCCACTTGAGGAATGGGGATTGAAGACCGAAGACCTCCAAGAGAAGGAAACGAAAAAAGAATTCAAAGACGAAGAGGCTTGCAGCTTGATGATACACTTTGATAATGAGGAAGATAGGGAAAGCTTCGTGAACGCTGGAGGGATTGAGATTAAGAAAAAGATTGGGAAAATATGGCGAGGCCATTATCTCAATAATGATATAACTTTGTTTTAGTAAAAAATTATAGCTATGCCAGGAGGATACGGAAAAATAAAGCCAAGCGACAATCCAAAGCCATATAAGAAGGGAGAGGTACATAGCCCCAATGGGAGGCCACCCAAGTTGCCTGATTTGGGAATTTTGCTTGGCAAGGTTTTAGGAGAGGAAAAGGACAGTAAGACTGCCGTTGAAATTATCCTGATGGCTCTTCGGGCGAAGGCCACTAAGGGTGATATCCGTGCTGCTGAATTATTGCTTGAAAGAGCATACGGAAAGGTGAAGCAGGAGATTGACCAAAAGATTGAAATCGAAGAACAGGTCTTCCGCATCGGGGATCAGGTTATCAAGTTCAAGTAATGTCTGATGAGAAGAAATACAATTGGTTCTCCACTATGCCTTTGATTGAGAAGGCAGGGAAACGATTTATTTCTTCCACTAGGCTCAAGAAAAGAAAAAATCGCTCTTGGTTTATATTTTGGTGGTTGCTTATAATTTCATTGTGTATCAATATGTGGATTCTAATTATTAATTGGCTTGGATGGTAAATGAGAAGGTACATTTTAAGCCTCACCCAAAACAAGAAGATTACATAAAAGCCGTACTATCAGGTAAATACAAATACCTGCTTTTTGGTGGTGCTGCCGGAGGAGGGAAATCCTATGTTTCTCTCGCTACCCTAATTGTACTTGCCAAGCTATACCCCGGCTGCAAGTCCTTTGTCATCAGGGAATCCCTGCCTACTTTGAAGCGGACTACCATCCCTTCCTTTTACAAACTATGCCCACCGAAGTTTATTGAGAGTTACAATCAGACCGAGCAGGTGATTAAGTTCACCAATGGATCGACCATGACCTTCTTCCCGGAGAACTTTTACATGGATAAGAACCTGACCAGGCTTGATGGTATCGAAGCTAACTTCTTCCTGATTGAGGAAGGTCAGGAGATACAGAAGAAGACCTTCGAAAAGTGCAAGCTGAGGGCAGGAAGGCATATCATCCCGAACATGGAGCAGCAGCCCACTCCGATGATTATGATTACCTGCAACCCATCGCAGAACTGGACAAAGACGATGTTCTACGATCCATATGTAGAAGGAACGCTGCCAAAGGATTACTTCTATATGCAATCCCTGATGCTCGATAACCCAGCCCTGCCGGAGAGCTACTTGGAAGGCTTGGAGAACCTGGATGAGATTACCAAGGAGATATTCGTAAAAGGGAATTGGGATATCGTGGACGTGGAAAGGCCGTTTGCCTATTCGTTCAAAAGGGCGAAACACGTTAAAAATAACCTTGAGGCCAATAGGGTTGAGCCGATCATCCTGTCCTTTGACTTTAACGTAGATCCGATTACCTGCCTAGCTTCCCAAAGCTACGATAACCAAATCCGGGTATTAAGGGAGTTTAGGCTAAGAAATAGCGATATTTTTGAGTTGACCGAGCGGATTAAGGCAGCATATCCCGATCACTTCTTCCTGATTACAGGGGATGCTTCGGGAAGCGCAAGGTCGGCCATGACGCAGGGGGCAAAGAATTACTATCAGATTATCTATCAGCAGCTTCAAGTTCCCAAGTCCTCCTTCAAAGTTCCTACCTATAACCCGTCCATAAAGAATAGCCGTATCCTTCTGAACTCAATGTTGGAGAAGCATCCGGACTTTGCCATTGATAGCTACTGCCAATATTTGATTGCGGATTTGCAGTCGGTACAGGCCGATGACGAGGGTGACATTGATAAGAGCAAGGACAAGCACGCTACCCACCTTTTGGACTGTCTGAGATACTTCCTGTGGACGTTCCATAGCAACTTTGTGAAATACATCCGTTAAAACTTGGGTTTTATGGGTCTTTTACTTATGGCATTCACTATTTTTGGTGAAACTTAAAGCGATGCCTAAAAAGTTAGAAAGATGTGTGACACAAGTGCTTAGGCAGGGCAAGAGCAAAGACAGTGCCTATGCAATATGCAATGCTGCACTCAATAAGAAGAAACCTTCCAAAAAGAAAAAATAATATGTGGTTTTCCAAAAAGCAAAAAGAGCAACCAATAGCAGAGAAAAAGGATTATACTGTCGGTACTAAAATACCGATGCAACAGGTCTTCATTGATAAGAACGGCAATAATTGGTACAAGTACGAAAACAATCTAACCATGCCAGCGAAGAGGGCTATCTCTGCTGAGGTGGCTACAAGGTTTGCGGACATGAACCTTACTAAGCCGATCTTGAAGAAGCTGATTGAGAAGATGAAGGAGTTTGCCAATAGCGGCAATGTGGTGGATATGTTCTACCTGCTCAGTGAGATTGAGTTCCGCTTAGAGTACCTTGGTGAGGAGAAAACCTTGATTGAACTATCGGTTTGCTACTTCTGTATTGATGGGGAAGACGAAACTGATTTCTCAGAGGTATGGAGCAAGAAAAAGCGTGAAATTCTGGATAACGATTTGGAGGCGCGTGCTTTTTTTTTGAATATGGCATACCGGCTCACAATAAATTATTCCAACACATCAGAGGTAGATATCCTAGAATATTTGAAACTAAACAAGGTGGAGGACGAGAGGATATACCATATTATTCAGGAGTTGAAATCGGAAGATATGTCGATGACATCAACTACCTAAACCAGCTGATCTGCGAATCAAGGCCATCGGATATGAAGGTTCTCGAATCCTTATCAGTTGATGAATACTATCAGACAATCAATACGTGGATGAAGATTGTGGACGAGAGGAATAAAGCGATAGAAGAGGTGAGTAGCGATAGTGGTTCGAAGGAAGGACAGACAAGGAAACGATTAACGGCTAAAAAATAACCGCTGATGGCAGCAAAAAATATATTGTTCCGGTTCAATGCTGATGCTAGTCAGGTGTTGAGGATTTTAGATGAGCTGAACAAAAAGATAGAAGACTTTTCTAAGAAAACAAATTTGGCTTTAGGGGGTACTGGAACTCAAAAAGGCCAGCTTACTGCTTCATTAAAATTAGCTGAGGCCGAGCAAAAGGCTTCCATCAGGAGGATTGCTGCCGAGGAGAAAAATGCATTAAGGCAAAGGGAATCGGATGAAAGGATTTCCATTTTAAGAATAAGGGAAGAGAGAAGGCAAGCGGCCATTGATGCGGCTAGAGCAGCAGCACAGGCCAATAGAGCAGCGGCACAATCAACAAGGGCAACAGTTCCAGCGGCAGCACCACAGGGAGCAGGATTTGGAGATGTAGTGCGTGGTGGTCTTGCCACATTCGGGATATTGGCTACTGTTGATGCGCTGGTAGACTTGAGTAGAAGTACAATTCAGGCTTCTATTGATTTTGAAAGGCTGACTGCTTCGTTCCGAGCATTAATTGGTGATAAGGAAAGAGCAGACAAAGCAATTTTAGACATACAAAAATTTGCTCTCGAAACACCATTTGATGTAACTAATGTTGCACTTGCTTCCAAAACTCTTTTGGGTTATGGTATTTCAGTAAATGAACTTATTCCAACTTTAAAAAGGCTTGGAGATGTATCTGCTGCATCGGGTGGAGATATTCAGAGGGTTGCTCTTGCTTATGGGCAGATTGCAGCTAAAGGTAAATTGCAAGGTGAGGAAATTCGCCAATTAGTAAACGTAGGATTTAACCCACTACAAGAAATTGCCAAAAGGACTGGTGAAACAATGTCAGCTTTAGCTAAAAGGGTTGAGGCTGGTCAAGTTAGTTTTGAAGAGGTTTCAGAAGCTTTTAGGACTGCAACAGAAGAGGGAGGAAGGTTTTTTAATTTAGCAGCTACACTTACAGACACTTTTGGAGGTCAATTACAGAAATTAAGTGAACAGATTAATTTATTTAAAATTGAAATTGGTGGTATTGCAGCTGAGGAACTTAGGCCATTTGTAGAATCTTTATCTGAATTATTTAAAAATTTAACTGAATCAACAAAAGAAATAAGATCAAATGCACTTACTCTTTCTTTATGGAAAGCCGCTCTAATATTTATTATTACACTATTAGCAAAAAAGGCAAATCTTTTAGTATTAAATATTCTTAATGTTAAATCTTTAACATTCGCTTCATTAAATTTAAAGAAAGTATTTGATTTCTTAAAGATATCTTTAATAACTAATACTGCATTAATAGGTAATCAAACTACTGCCCAAAAACTTGCAGTAGCAAGTACAGTTACTTGGGATGTTGCAACTAAAGCCCTAAATATTGGAATTGGTTTATTATCAAAAACAATAAAAGGACTATTTACTTTACTTGCATCTAATCCTATTGGTATTGCTATTGCAGGGTGGACAATATACAATGGATTAATAGAAAGAAATAATGAGTTATTAGAGGAAGACCTTTTTAAACAAAAGGGGATTATAGATGCTGCTGCTGATTATCGTGATCAGCAAGAAAAATTAGCTTCAGCGCAAAAGGCAAGTGCAAAAACCATAGCAGAAACATTTGGACCAGTAATAAAATTAGTTGGTAGTTATGGTAATCTTACTGCTGCTTCTCAAAAAGCAATAAAAGAACTTGAAACAGAATATGGATTAAGATTAGATCTTGCTTTGGTTACAAAAAATCAAGGTAAAGCATTAGAGGTTCTTAATAAAGCACAAGCAGCAGCACAACAAATTGCAAATTTAGAGCTTGCAAAGCAAACTGCTCAAGAAAATATAAAAACATATCAGGATCAGGTTGATAGATTACAAAAACTTGCTATCAAACAAACAGAAGTTCTTGATGTAGAAAAGGAAAGATTAAAAGGAGCAGAAAATTTTAAAAAATCAGTAACCGGATTTGATTATTTTAAACAAACTGGATTTAGTATAACAGGTTATATAGATGCTAATAGAGCAGCAAATAAAGAATTAGAAAAAACAGAAGATAGTTTTTTTAGTTCAAAAAGAACATTAGAATCATATAATGATGAATTAAAATCTACCGGAGATTTATTGACTAAGGCTCAAGGTAATTTATTTAATGCAAATCAAGAATTGACTAAAGTTCAAAGAGAATGGATTGCTAATGAAAAGGGTGCAGAAAAATTAGCAAAAGCCCTTGAAAAGGTTTTGGATTTTATTGATAAAATAAATCAAGAGATAGATAAGCTTGTAAAAAAGAATTGGCTTGAGGATATCAGGCAGCTTCAAGATATAACTCAACAAGAACAAGTAATTAAACTAAAGGCTCAATTTGATGTAGATATTGCAGAAGCTAATGTTGAAAAAGGTCTTGCAATTAAAAAACTTGATGAATTACTTGAAGAATATAGAAAAGCAGGAGCAAGTCAAGAAAAAATAACAGAATTAAAAAATAAAGGAGTATTTGAAATAGAAGAAGAATATAGACAAAAAGAACTTTTAGCTACTAAGAAATTTGGATTTGATAAAATAGAAATAAATAAAAAATGGAGAGAAGAAGATTTAAAAGAACTTCGTAAATATACTGATGATTCTTTAAAGCAATTAATAAAACTTAGAAACGATGAAAAAGATGCTACAGAAGAATCAATAGATATTTTACTTGAGAATTTTAAAAATTCGAGAATAGGAAGAGGTAAGGAATATAAAAAAGAATTACAGGAGTTAAGAAGTGATGTAGTAGATAATATAAGGCTTACTGGTGAATTAGAAGATAAAAGAATAACCATTGATTTTCAAAGAAAAAAAGACGAAATAGATAAAAAGTTTAAATACGAAAAAACAGAAACTCAAAAGTTTGTTTCAAATTTTATAGGTCCTTTAACTAAAGAGCAGCAAGAGCAATTAGCTAAAGACAATCAATTTGAAATTGATAATGCTACGCAAAAAGAAAATGCAATAAGAACATTAGAAAACGATACTAAAAATCAAAGAGAAAATAATAGAAAGGATACTTTAAAAAAACAGCAGAAGTTTGAAGAGGGAATGACTAAAGCTGAAAAGGATGCACATGATGCTCGCATTAACCGCATCTTCGATGAAGTCCAAGCCTCAGTAGACGCAGCATTCACCATCGCCAATGCAGCCATCGAAGCTGAGATGATGAAGAACGATGCGCTGATAGCCTTGCAGGAGGATCGGGTGGAAAGAGCCAAGGAGATTGCTGATGAAGGTAATGCCGAACTTTTTGAAGCTGAGAAGAAAAGGCTTACTGATCTGCAAAAGGAAAGAGCAAAGTTTGTCCGGCAGCAACAAGCATTGATATTTGCTCAGACGGTTGCCGAGGCTTCATTGGCAGTAGCAAGGGCAGCATCAACTGGAAGCGGAATATTAAGCCCAATCCTGGTAGCATCGGTAATAGCATCCATAACGGCAGGATATATTGCTGCAAGGGCTGCAACACAATCTGCCATCGGAGGTTTCGCAGAAGGTGGATGGACAGGTAAGGGAGGCAAGTATGAGCCAGCAGGTGTAGTTCACCGGGAGGAGTTTGTAGTGAAGAAAGGTCCGGCAGAGCGTTGGAGGCCGATGCTTGAGCAGATCAACAAGGGTCGTGATCCATACTTGGCTACCGGAATGGGTAAGCAGGTGATTATGATAAACAATGTCGGGGTTGAGGAAAGGCTATCCAGGATTGAGAAAGCAATAGTTGGTCAAGATAGGATGCAACTTACCATTGACGAGAGCGGCATTCACGGCCTTGTATCACATTATCAGTGGAAGAACGATAGGATTCGTAATAGGGCAAAATAATGGTATCTACGCTGAAAATAGAACTTAATGGTAGTTTGATTACTGGCCGTATTGATGGTATTGAGCAGTTTACCATTACTTATCGCAGAAGAAACGAGGAGGGCAATCTTAGTGCATCATTTTCATCAGAACTTACATTTTACGATGATGGTTGGGATTTGATTTACCCGATTTTAATTAATAATCCAAATGGTTTTAATAATTCAATTACTGTAAAAATATATGATGATTGCTGCGGTAAGGCAGTATTTAATGGAATAATTCGTGGAGATAGTATTGATTGGTGTAGCAATGGATGCTATGTAAGTGCTAATATCATTGAAGAAGAGGCAGCATTAAACTGCGTTAAATCAACTTTGATTTGGGATAATTGGAATACTTCAAATCCTTTCTTACAAAGAGATGTTCCTATTATTAGATATTGCCTAGAAACAAGACCTCAGTTTCTTGCTGAATTACTTTTTTTAATTGGTATTATTGTTGGAACAGTTATAAATCTGATTTTTCTTCCTGTAATAGTAGTTTTGAAATTCTTTAGTCTATTTAGCGGAAATGATGCTGCTGCTGATGCCGTAATAGAAGCTAGGGACAGTATAGCCAATTTTTTTATACAATGTGGTAAATTTCATCCATCTGCATATTTAAGAGATTATATAAAAAATGTTTGTGAAAAATGTGGACTTACATTTAATTCAAGCATATTGAATGGAGATGCAAAACCTTATGCGGTATGGGGAAATATATATTATGATGCAGTTTTGATGTCTGCACCAGTAGAAAAGGGAAGAGCGGAATTATCTACAAATTTTAAATTGATTTCAAAAAATGTTCCAAACGAAACTTTGGATACATTGATGACTAATTACCTTGAGCCACTTTTTAATGCTGAATATAGAATTGTAGGAAGTACACTATACTTTGAAAGAAAGGATTTTTTTCAAAATACTACGGCTTGGATTGATTTTGGTCAACTTTTATCAAATAATAAAATTCATGGAGATAAGGTTTGCTGGTCATGGATTGATAAGCCAAGACCATCTTTTGGTGATTTTGAATATTCAATGGATTCAATAGATTATGTCGGTAATGAAGCACTTGATGCTTATAATGATATAGTTGAATGGAATCCAGCACCAGTAAACAAATCACAATCCGGTCCTTGGAATGTAAATCCTCAACTTGGTGCTTCTAGATATAGAGGGGATGGCATTGATCCAGCATCAGTTTTTGATAGCGGATTAATAAGAGGCTTGTCATTTTTACTTACTATATCAAGTGTAAATGGTTCAAATCCTTTTAATAGTTATGTTAATGCAATGACATTGGCTCAACATAATTTTGCATTATACAAAATAGTAATCTATGATCCTTCAAGTGGTAAGTTAGGAACAAATAGCGGTAGAGTAAAAACATATAATAATACAGGATTTACTGGTGGCACTGTTGTTTCCGGATCTGCTCAATTAGGAGGATCTGTTTTTAATTACCCTATGTGGTTTATGGAAAAAACACTTACCGGAACTCCTGCAAAAAACAATTTATACCCTCTTTTCCACTACATAGACAACCCACGCCTTCCGGGAACTTCCAATTTCAATTTCGACTTCACTTTCGATTTTGACTGCGATTCCTTTGATACATTTTCCTTTGACAAGACTGTGGGAGGATTAAATCTTAATGGCAGCATAGTAAACGGGAAAATAAACGAAATTGTCGTTAATTTCACCAACAGAACAATCAAGGTAACAGGTATAGCATAACATAAAGAAAGATGCCAATATTCGGTTTAACAGGGGTTCAACCCCCATTAATTTACGGAGGTTCAACAAACTGTTGCTATACAGACACTTGGGAGCTATACCTTACTGCTACCATTTCTGTTACTATTAATAGGATTTATTTTAGTACATCAGCAATTCCTTGCCCAGTTGATGTTATAGATGTAAATGGATTTCCATATACTGATCCTCTAGCACCACCAATAGTTTTATCGTTTGGTAGTTCAATAAAAATAAAAGTACAAGCGTGTCCTTGTCAAGGAGTTTTACCACCAAATAATTTCTTTTTATATAATCTAAATATAGATTATACAGATAATACAGGAACTTATATTGAAACAAAAGCAGGTGGTTTGCAGGAAATCAATCCACAATCTGCTACTTATGATCCTGTTCCTGCATCATTAACTACATTAAATCTTACTCCTTGCATAGGCACTACTGGATGTGATGATATACTTGCCACCATACCATTTACAAACTATTCTTCATTTGATGTACCTGTAATTTTAGATGATGGCGGTAATTTTCCTGCTGGAACAAAGTATTATGTTGATGGAATATTACAAGTAGCTAATATATTATTTGTTCCCGGTAATTCAACAGTTCAGCTTGGGTTTTCATTTTGTTGGCCTAATTCAACTCCTCCTGCTCCATTTTTTCTTGATGTAATTGTATGTGATGTTTACAGCAGAAAACTAACTGTTAATATTAATCCAACTTATTGCCTTGGTTGCGGAGTAGGATGTACTGATATTCAAATTGAAACTGAATCAGGATACCTTCCAACACTTACCGCAGGATGCAATTTCCAACTTCCATCTGTTTATTCAGAAGCAGCTATAGGAGAGAAGAAGACTATTATTTGGAAGTACACATACAATAATGGATTTACAAATGCAAACTTTGATTTGTATTTGAATCCTATTTTGTGGACTAATATTCAATCAATTCTTCCTGTTGATCCTTATTCTTTGCCATTGCCTGCTGAAGGTTGGTATATAAAGATTCTTGGATATATGGTTGGGGCTGGTCTTTTTGATATGTATCAGGTTACAGGATCAGTAAATGAACCATCTCAGAAGAATTGGCAAGTCCAGGTAGAAATTCCAAATTCCAATAGTTTATTTATCTACTTCACGTTCTATATGACGATGGATATAGATAATGAGATTACAAATACGATTTTAGATAATTATAAAAGGCTTTCTTATTCAAATATAAATTCAACAACTGCAATTAAATTATCTACTAATCCTGATGTCTATAATACTCAGAGATTTTTATCAAAAGAACTTTTCTTCGTTGATAACAATGTAAACGACCCAAATTTTGCCGGAGAAAGGCCATTCAGGTGTTTTTTGTATAGAACAATACCAATGGCTGCAAGATGGTATAACCTTGGGTTATATGGAACAAATGCAGAATTCACGGGAAGTAATCCTGTTAATACTCAGGTGTCATTTAGCCAAGAAAGGAATTTTATAGTATCATCACTTACTTCATTTTCAATATTTGAAAAAACGAAGATTACTTTTCAAATTGATATGCAACCAGTATATACGCCAAACTATATGGTAGCGTATATTTTTAGTGCTGATAATACATCTGATAACAATATAGATTGGCAATTAAATAATGAATTATCTAGATCGCTAATCACGACTATACCTGGTACATCTGTATTAAACGGAGAAATAGAATCTCCATCAACTGGACCAACGAATGTTGCCGCCAACACTTGGAAGATTGATTTCCATGTTGGCACAGGATGGGATGCAAGTAAAATATATTATGTAGCAGTAATTGTTTATGATGTAGGAGCAAATGTTGTAAATACATTTATATCAAATTCTATTTCTGTTGATGTAACACCATCAGAAGACTCTCTTTGCTGCCCATTGGACATTCAAACATCATGGTCAGATTACATAAATACATATACCAATGTTTATCCTCTTGTAACTGTCTATAAACAGAGATTAAAAAATGAGGTCATAGTTGAAGGTGGGTTTTTCGCTTCTCAATGTCTATTCGATTTGGGATTTGCTGGCGATTGGATGAAATTGATTACCGATGTAAGATTGAATGTATATGCGGTTAGAAGCATAAATGCTACACAAACGGCATATTTCATATACAATCAATATCAATCCATACGCCAAGGAGGATATCCTTTTGATTATAATAACCTTGATCCGGCATTTACTGTAAAGGACAATGGATTTGGGCAGCTGATTCTTAATTGGGAAGGTAGAGCAAGATGGGAAACTGGAGTTACATTCCCAGGTTCTAATGTGTATATTGCTGATAACGCCACTCCTTGGAATTCATCTCTTGCCGGACCTTTAGGCAATCAGTTGGTTCAAAACTATAATATGACCTACAATTGGGTTACAGCAGGTGCAATATTTCTTCAGTATATAATTAGGTTTGATTTAAGTAGTATTCTTAACCTTCCAAACAGTCAGCCATTCTATGTAAACAAGGTTATATTGCAAAGGCTAGATTGTTTTACAGAAGAGCCTATTACTCCTCCTAGCGTAAATACTCCTGACGCATTTAATCCTTTAGTGCTTGAAGGTTGGACAGGATCTGCCTACGTTCCACTAAACGGACCGATATGTCCTGGGGATTACGGCCATGTAAAAGCCACAATGACTTCATTAAATCCTGCCGATGCCGGATATGTAATTGGTTTCTTTAATAGAAGCCCATACGGAATATTGCAGCTTAAAGAGGATGATGAAACTGGGGTAAGTCCAAGTGGATTTACTCAGTTGGATTCTCAGTATATTTACGATACCACTACCGGAGTTCAAGTTGGAACATGGGAGTTTAAGATTGACATAAACGCTCTTCCTGCCGGAACTTATGAAATATGTGCAATGTATTTACCACTATAAAAAGTAAGAAATGCCAAATAGCTATTTAGACGGAGATACGTTTTGGTGTTATGAAGCACCAGTATTCAATTATGAATATACAAGGAACAGAATAGTATGTTCTAATCTAATCATTGATGCTTGTGCTGGTGGTGGCCTTCCAGGCGATTGTACTGCAACAGTAGTAAATAATGGATTGATTCTTTGTGAACCTGAAGATTCATGGAACTGCAATCTTTGTGGAAACGACTTGCCATACTTTACTCCTGTTAGGGATACTGATCCATTAATGTTTCAATTCCAACAATGGGATTATGTGAATGGGCAATCTCCTTCAATAAATATAAATACAGGAGTTTGGGGTCAAGGTGCAGGATGGGGTGTTTCAGTTAGTGGAGCAGTATATGATTGTTGCACAGATGCAGTTATTGGAGGTGATTTGCCATCATATGCAATTCAGCAGTTTGTTGGAATGTATAATGTTCCCCAATACAATGGCTTTGACCAATGGACAAACATTCAACAGATTTCTCTTGACTTGGCTCAAATATTAGCAACTGGAACTGGTACAATTCCGAATTGGGATGGATGTTTTTATATTAAGTTCTTCTTCTATGATTCAAATGGGCAAGTAATTAGAGAGTTTACTACTGAGCCTTTCAAGTTTGAAAAGTGTGATCCCGATAATACAATCTTCCTTGAGGGTGTAAATAGCAAAAAAGATTGTTTCGGATATTATTATGGCAACCCTGCAGCAAATCCCAATAATTGGATTGGCATAGGAGTTCCTTTCCAATACCGAAATACTTACAGAGTTAAAGGTTCTTTTGAACTTGTAGGGTTCGAAATCAATAAAGAGTTTGTAGGTATAAGACAATTTACTGCAAACACAGAAACATCAGAGAATTGGTTCTTGCGTACAAACAGAGTTCCTCCACGTGTTGCAAGATTGATATCTGCAATACTAGCTTCTGATACTGTTTATGTAGATGGAAGGGATTACATTGCTAGCGGCACAATAACTAAGAATAACGAAATTGGAAATATGTGGTTCCTCGAAAGCCAGTTAAAACGAGTGCAATGTTCATCAACAAATTCATGTGATTAAAAATGATTGACATCGTTTATCTCAATAACGAAATTGGACGCATTAAGCATCCAAAGCACTATGAGCAATGGGTGGATGTAAGGAACACCATGTTTGTTCATACAAGAGGAAAAAACCCTGGCGAAATTCTTACTAAGCGTAGGCCAAACGAAGACCCCGAAGTACAGGAGTACCGACTGTCTATTTACGAGCCAATCACCAAAGGTTCAATCAACCGGGCGATAGACAAGCTATACAGGATATTTGCGTCTGCTAATTTTAGCATTCAAGTTTCGGCAGAACTTTCGGAGTACCTGAATGATAAAAAGTTCATGGGTCAATTCTTCTATTCCTACATACAAAAGTTTGTGATGCGTAGGATGATTGAAGACCCAAACGGATGGCTTGCATGGATTCCGACTGGTGAAGGCTTGACTAATCCAACTGTAAAAGTTGAGGTTGCTCCTGTTTTAATTGGCAGCGACCAAATCAAATACCTTGACCAAGACACAATTACTTGGCTTGATGCTTATGAAAAAAGCGTAGTAATATCCGGAGGCAATGTAGTTGAAGAGGGATTGGTTTACTATACGCTGACTGAAACATCTTTTTATAAGCATGAGCAGTTCGGTCCGAAGGGCGATATGACCTTCCGGCTAATACCGATTTACGAGCATAACATGGGAACTTTGCCTGCCGTTATTTTAGGTGGGGATTTGACCGATGAGGGATATTTTGAAAGTTACTTCTCGGCCTTCGTTCCATTTGCGAATGAAGCAATCAGACAATACTCCGATTGGACTGCGGTGATGACCACTTCAGGTTTTCCTTACAGGGAGGAAATAGCCGACACTTGCTCTGCTCCGGGTTGCAGGGATGGTGTTTGTTACAATACCCAGGATGATAGCCATTATCCTTGCAAGGTGTGTAAGGGAACAGGGCGAGTTATCAGCCGCAGTCCTTATGGAGTTTTCCTGCGTGAAAAGGGAGGAAACGTACTTGACTCTAGTTATGGTCAGGATGCGATGATTCGTTTCGTTTCACCTCCTGTTGAAGTCCTTGAATATTCAGGTAAGGCATGGCAGATACTGCTGAAGAGAGCAGAAGATGCTTTGCACCTTGATAAGATTGATGAGGCGCAGTCAGCATTGGCAAAGAGGGTAGATCAGGAGGATGGGTTCATGCTGCTGATAAAAATCAGTAATAACACGTTCGATGAAATAATTTATCGAAGCTTGCTGATTATTGAAAAGTATCGCAACGTAAACAATCCGATGGATCCGGTTATCGTGAAGCCTATCAGCTTTATGATGAAGACCGAGATTGACCTGATTAACGAAATCAATATGTTGTCGGACAAAAATGCTCCGATGGCATTTCTGGTGGAAACCACAAAAGACCTTGCTAAGAAGAGATTCAGCGGAAACCAGTCTGTAGCCAGGATTGTTGAGATTCTTGTAAGCTATGATCCGATTTATAATGTCAGTACCAAGGACAAACAGATTCTAGTTCAGTCCGGCACAATCAAAAAGGATGACATTATCAAATCACTCTTCGCATACAAAACATTGGTAAAACTCGTTTCTGAAAAAGGAACTGAATACCTTGAAACGCAGTTGAGCGACATCTTCGCTGACCTTGATGCTGAGATAGCCCCGATTGTGGCTGACTATGCTAACCAACCAGTAGTAATCATCTAAGATGGACGAATACCCATTATCGGACGAAGAAAGGGCATTGATTGAAGAGAAGGATAGCCTTCTGAATCAGACCTACGAAGATTTCTTCGATGGATGGGGATTGCTTGAGTTAGCCCTGTTTGCCATTATTTGGAAATATGTTTCTTCCTTCAAAACCGAGAACGGAAAGTTCGTCTTCGATGATGAGAATGTCCAAAAGGTTGCAGGAATAAATACTGTAGCTGCCTCAGCCATTCAGCAGGGAGAATATCCGCAAAAGGTTCGGGATTACATCACCGCCTTTGGTAGGGTCACTGACTTGAATTCCAAAATCCAATCAAGCGTTAATGGCATGAGTGCCAAGGAATTAGAGGAACTGCTTTCCCCTGTTCAGAGGCAGAACGTCCAAATTACGCTTAATGGATTGACCGGGGCAGGAATCAGCACGGACTTTATCGAACCCATGAAAATCGGTATCTATCGTAACATTGTTGCAGGTGCAACTGTTACGGACATGGAGGTTTTTATTCGGGATTTTATTATCAGCAACGAGGATCGGCTTGGCCGTTTTCAGAAGTATGCGGGACAGATAGCCAGGGATGCCATTTTCCAATACGATGGGCTGCTTAATAGCCTACTTGGGGAGAAGATTGGGGCGAATGCTTATCTGTACGTTGGAGGGCTTGTAAAGGATTCTAGGCCGCAATGTATCAGGTGGGATGGCAAAGGAATCATCAAGAAATCAGAATTGATTACCGAGATTGCCTGGGCAAACCTTTATGGAAAGGGAATGATACCCGGCACTAACCCAGAAAACTTTACAGTTTACAGAGGGGGATATAATTGCCGACATACGGCAGTTCCCGTAAAAATATAATCATGGCCAAAGTTACACGTTCAAAAGCCAAGGGTAAGAAGTATGCCGTTGAGATTAATGGCAAGACCATCAACTTTGGAGCAAAGGGATACACAATCAAACCAGGTACTGTTGCCGGGGACTCGTATTGCGCTCGTTCAGCAGGTATAAAAGGCGCAAACGACAAGACCACTCCGAACTATTGGGCAAGGCAGCTATGGTCATGTAAAGGATCGAAATCGGTGTCTAAAAAGCCTTTCTTTGGCCGAAGAGATTTGCCCTAATAATAGTATATTTGCCTAAACACATACTTCATGGAATACCCACCCAAAAAAGTCAAAATTCAAAATCTGAAAACCGGAAAGATTACCGAAACCACAGTTGTGGCAGTAGAGGTAATGAAGAAGCATGGCCTTTTCAAAGGATACGAGGTAATCAATGGTGAATCGCTTCCTAAACTTGAGGAAGTTCCGGCTAAGAAGACGAAAAAAGTCAAACTTGAAGTTCCTACCCAAAATCTGATGGTGGAAGACCTTCCCGAAAGCGACAAGCTTAGTGTGACTGACGAAACACCAACCACTCCTGAAATAAACCAAAATATCATAGAATGAAAAACTTAGAAGATTTCCTTAAAAAGATTGGCGTTCAAAAGGACGTAATTGCCAAGCTTCAGTCTGAAGAAGAGGTTAATATTGACGAATTTGCAGAAGGCTATCGAAGCCAAATCAAACAAGCGGTTGCTTCCGATCCAACTGTACTTGAATCCATCAAGAAGGAAGTGAATGGTGAGGTTCTGTCCAAGGTAGAGCATAAGATTAAGAAGACCTTCAACCTTGATCCGACAGAGATGACCGGAAAGAAGTTTGAGGACATCGTGAACATGGCCTATCAGAAGGCTACATCGGCAGTTCAGACTACAGGCGATGAATGGCAGACCAAGTACATGGAACTGTCCAAGGAGCATAAGAAGATTGTCGAAGAGGTTCTTCCTGCAAAAGAGGCTGAGAAGAATGACTTTATCAAGACCTATCAGCTAAATACGCTTCAGCTTTCTAAGCTTGCCGGAAAGAAATTGGCGGTAAATCAGAAGCTGGCCGTTGCAGGTATTCAGGATACTTTGAAGGAACTGAAGATTAAGTTGGAGTTGAACGAGGATGGCGATGCTATCATCCCGAAGACCAAGGAAGGATTGAATGTGCTTTCAAAGGATGGCACACGGGTGCTGAATTACGATGAGTTGCTTGATCAAATTCTCGGTCCTGACCACTTGAATATCGTGCAGGTATCAAACGGAAATCAATCCAATGCCCAGCCTTTGAAGGGCGTGTCTTTCGAGAAAAGTAGCGATAACGCAAAGTTTAATCTACCCGGTTTGTCTGCTGCGAAGGAGAATGCCGAGAAGATGAAAAATATGCGGACATTTGGAAAATTGTAATTATTAGTATATTTGCAATGGGTCGTGGCTGACCGAAAACTGCTACCGAGGTTGCCTACCTAATAAGGCACAATCGGGGAATCGGGAATCCCAAAACCGAAGTTGTCAATCATGGCTGCTTTAGTTTTGGGATTTGTCGTATATACCCCTCACTCTAAAAAAACTCAAAAAACAAAACAATGGCTTACACACAAGGACTTTGCTCCGCTATTCAGGTAAACCTGAATGAAATCGCAGGTTCCAACGCCCCGGCACTCTCACGCCAAAAGGTTGGTATGATTGACGGATTGATGTCCGCTCAAAATCGTAATGGATTCACCGCACAGGTAGTACCCACAAATGGTAAATATCGTGCCGTTCAAATCAACTACATTGGTCAGGCTTGTGACTCTGATGTTGTCACTAGCTGCGCTCCCAACTGTACTCCGGAAGTAGAGCCTGAGCCTTTGGAGAAACTCATCACCGAGTTCAACTGCGCCAAGTACAAAATGGGCTTTGACGAGGCTGAAATGCGTAAACTGTGCGAAGCAGATAGCGTTTGGGTTGGTCAGAACATCATGCGTGCCATGAATGCCATCAACGTATCAGTTGATAAGGCTTTGATTACTCAAATCAATGGTCTTGTAGGCATTCCAACTATTCAGAACATACCACTTTTTACTTCAAGTGGATTCCCAAATCCTTTAGCTTGGCCTCAAGTAATTAGCCAAATTGAATTAGCAGGTCATACTGGCGCGCCTATAATCGTTGGTGGATCTTCCTCTGAATTGTATGCTAAAGCACAATCAATCGCTTGTTGCAACACAGTAGCAGGAATGGATTTGGCTTCAATGTCAGGTAATGCCTTCTACTACTTCGATCCGCAAATCAATAGTATTGAAGATCCGATTGTATTTTATGGTTGGACTCCTGGTGCAGTTCAAATGATTACTTGGAACAAATACCTTGGTGAGTATGCCAAGCGTGATTCTTCATTCGAGCATGGAACAATCGTTGATCCTTTCACAGGTTTGGTTTATGATTTGAAGACGAGCTATGATGATTGCACCGAGAAGTGGTATGTTGAGCTTGCCCTGAACTGGAATATCATTGATATGCCTGCTGCATTCTGCACAGAAGATGACAATGGCATCTACAAATTCCAAGATTGCTCCACTGGTCCTGTTGCTTGTCCTGCTCCGTAATTTAATAATCTAAAAAAATAACACGACATGGCTATATGTAATTCAGCTTGCGCCCCAGCTTTACCAGTAAGCTATACGGGCAATGGATGTTCAATCATCCAAGCACCGGGAGGTATCAAAATCTTCACCTTCGTGAAGTGCGATTATACCTTCACCGACATCACCGATGATGCAGAATGGATTGCTGCTATCAATAACAGTGATGCAGTCCTTTCAGGTTATGTACTTGGTCAAAAGCCAAAAGGTACATTCACGAAGAAGAGGATTGCCTCTTGTCAGCCTGAGGCAGTATCAGGTGCAGAGAAGACCATCACCTTCCAGGACTACAACACGGATACCGTGACTCCTGGTGGATGTCTTGCTCACACATTTTGGAACACGTTCCTTACCAATCCGGGTGGTTACAAATTCGGATATTGGACGTGCGACAACAAGTTCTATGGATTGGTCAATGACATCCAGGTAGAAATTGATGAAGTAATTGAGGACAATAACACTGGCTCACGCTTCTTCGATGGCACTATCTTTTGGAATGACATCACAATGATCTGCCCAATCGCATTGAACGTGGACACAATAATCAACGGGTTGTAAGAGGTTGATATGTTGGATAGGGCCGGATGATGAAAATTGTCCGGCCTTTTTTAATTTTATACAAAAAAAACGATGATACTACTTCCGCAATTATTCAATCACGCAAGCCAAGACCTTAAATCTGCCCTATATGCCATCCATTATGGATTGGGTAGGCATTACAAAATTCAGGCAGTAAAGCCCAAAGAGGATATGAATTTTTGGGATATGGCAATGGAGGGAAAGGCGATTATGTTCACCATCCAGCAGACTTACGCCAGTTTCCATTTAAAGACCAATAATGACATCCTTCAGGTATTCGCTTGGTTCTATGAGAAAGAAAAAGGCATTGAAATTCAGACAGTTGAGTATGGAAAATACGATATCTTTGTTCTGATGAAGCAGCAGCAGAAGCCTATTGAGGTTGTTGCCGTTAAAGAGGCTGATGGTCATGTTCTCGAATATGTGCCTATTGAGAAAAAAAAAGAAGAAGAAATAAGCGAAAATGAGGAAGGAATTTAAATATCTGATTATCCACTGTACGGCTACTCCTGAAGGGAAGTCGTTTACTGCGGAAACCATCCGTAACTGGCACATTAAGCCACCTCCCCAAGGCCGGGGATGGTCACGGGTGGGCTATTCAGATATTGTCCTGCTCAATGGTGAGAGGCATAGGTTTGTGAAGCACAATGGCGATAAATGGATTGACGATGCTGAAATCACCAATGGTGTTGCCGGAATCAACTCCGTTTCACGCCATGTCTGCTATGTAGGAGGGTTGGATGTTTACGGGAAAAGGGCTAAGAACACCCTGACTGAGGTTCAGAATGGGATATTAAGTTCGATTATCGCTGAAGTTCTCGCATATTGCCCTGATGTAAAGATTGCAGGACACAATCAATTTGCCAATAAAGCCTGTCCTTCATTTTGGGTTCCTGACTATCTTCGTACCAAGTGCTTAGTCAAAGTTCCTGAACATAACATTTATACGGAAAACCCATTTAATCATGCTACCGGAGTGTCTTAAAGATTGGATTGGTGTTAAGTGTTTAACGACATCTAAATCGGGATATAACATCAACGATTTGGAAGGTCTGAACTT